GCTTGCTTCGCGTCTTCTGGCACAGCGCTGGCCGCACCGTATCCAGCCACCATCGTCACCAGGACAGCCCCAAACCGGTCGTAGGTCGTTGGCCACGTCTGCCCAAATGCGGGCCGAATGATGACCGGCTCGGCGTACAAGTCCGCTTCATACGTGCTGGCCGCCAGTGTCTGTAGTGTGTTGTTGCCGTCGTAGTACGTGATCCCGCTTATCGATTGAATCGGCAGGATGTCCGGCACGAGGTAGGACGGCAGATAGTCCAGCGAGAGAATGACGGTCTGCGTACACAGTTTCCGCCGCGTGTCTTTCTCGACCATCAGCCGGGCCGTCGTGATCAGGCTGGCAAGACGTGCGTCTTCGTGGCCGTGATCGATCCTCGCGTGCTCCTTCAGCTCCGCCACGCTGACCGGCTCAACCGTCGGAGACACGCTCACGCGCAACGAGGAGCGCACCCCCCGCATTGACTCCAACGGCTTCGCACGGTCCCACGGCATGGCTTATCGCCCTCTGTTCTGGCGACGTGCTGCCCGCTCGTACTGCGGGACCGCTGTCGCCTGTTCGATCTCTTCCGGGGCGGGCTTGGCAATCTTCCGCCTGACGAGGAGGTTTCCCACCCCATCAGGCGGATCGATTGTCTTGCCCGCTCGGAATCCCTTCCAAGTCTGCAGGAGAACCAACCGCATTAGGCAGGCACCCGCAGAATGTTCCCGAAGTTCCGTTCGGTCGCAGTGACCGGGGTGTCCTTCGCCCGCGACAGCAACGCGAACGCCGTCGCATAGGTTCCGGCAGTTCCGTCGCCACAAGTCGCCACGAGGTCGAGATACCGCTTGCGTCCCCGCAAGTCGATCTCGAACTTAAAGCACTTGTTGTCGTCGGTTGCCGTCGGGAGGGCTGAGGTAGTTCCCGCGATCCCGGCGGACGTGCCGTACACCAGACCGGTCACATCGGCGAAACCGCTGCCGCTGGTGTCGGACTCCTGCATCTTGAGCGCCGTCATAGCGATATCGGTCGCGCCGAGGTAAACGTAGACCTCGCAGTAGTCGTACCCGGCGGTATCGATTTCCGAAGTGGTCAGACTGGCATTGTCGACGATGGCAGCCGGGGGAGTGACGCTCACCCACCGGGTGTTCTGTGCATTGATCATGTGGGCTCTCCTTACGAAGCCGGGGTCTTGAGCATGATCACCGGGCCAGCAACGGTACTGGTCCCCTTCTCATGCACGTTGATGTCAAACCGCTCAGTCCCACGGATGGCAAGCTGGTCATATTCGAAGTACCGCGATCCATCGACCGCCACCGAGATGCCACGCCGCGAACCCATCGAGGCCGCCAGATCGAGATTGCCGAGGTAGGCAATGCCGTCCGTCGAGGTCTGCGCCGTGGTCGTGGAGTTCATGACCTGCACGATCTCCACGGGGAACCCGAGGAACTGCAGGGGAGCACCGCCAGCGATCTGGGCCACCGTGTTGCCGCCAGCCGCTTCGGCCAGCCGCAGCATCGAGTTCGCCCAACCCACGCGGCTGATGTACCACCGCGCACCGTTGACAGCGTACTGAGGCAGCTTGCCCACCATCGCCTCAAAGTCTTCGAGGTCGAGGGTTGAGAACGCCGTGTTGCCGGTCGCGGCAGCCACCTCGCTGCCGTCCCCGAGGGCATTCTTGAGACCGACGATCCCCCCGTAGGTCGAAGTGCCGTCACCGTTGAAGAGGCACTCGTCCTCCTTGTCGGCGAATGCGTAGGCGATTTCCTGCGCGAGGTCGTCGGCAATCGAAATCACCGAATCCTCGTTGAGTTCGCTGGAGTACTTGGTCAGTACCGCCAGCTTGCGGGCCGTCAGACTGACGGTATCCCAGCCCTTGTCGCTCGCCGTGATCTCGGCGTTCTCGCTGACGAAATACGCCGTCACGCCAGACTGACGCCGAGGCACGATCAGGGTATCGCTGGCCATCGGACGAATCCGCAGAACCCGACGGGCAACGCCTCGCTCTTCGCGAAGGTCGATGATCGCGTTTTCCATCTGCTCCGGCACCAGATAGCCGCCAAGGCTGTTGGTGGTCGTCGAGAGGGCGCGAGTCTCGATGCCGTTGTCGGCACACCACTGGGCCGCACGCTGATCCCCGCCGAGGATCGCCAAGCACCATTGACCGGCAGCGTAGGCGCGGTCCTGTGCGTCGGGTCCACGGAAGGAACGCAAGGCACCGAACCGCCGCAGCGTCCGGATCTCCGGCTTGGGGGCGGGAGCCACAATCCCAGGGGCGGGAGTAGGAGCACTCCGTCGCCCTTCGCTGGCAGCCAGTGCAGCTTTCTCGGCGATCAGCTTGGAGAACCGGGCTTCTTCAGCACCGGCCTTGCCAGCCTCTTCCAGAAGCCCCTCGTACTTGCGGGTCTCGTCGTCCGTGAGGGGCCGACTCTTCCCGCCCTCGCCAGCGGTAGCAGCAGCCACCAGCACGCTTTCCGCTTCAGCCAACTTGGCCGAACGCAACTCGCGGGCCTGATCGGCCAGCTTGTTCAAGTCCATAATTGTCGTCTCCGATTTGGCCGACGACCACCAGATAACACATCAGGCGTGAACCGTCGGCAAGTGCGAACACCTGCTGACAATCCACGCCTGCAACGGCAATTGCGGATGTCTCGCGAACTTCACGCCATACCAACGGGCTGGGCTGTTTCGTTCGGCAGCATCAATCTGGATCAAATCGTACTGATCTAACCCAGCTTGTCAACATCATTTTTTCGCCGCCTTGATCTGATCGGCTTTGCTCGCGGACCATGACGCACCGGCATCACCTCCCCAGAGTTGCCACGCGACATACCCCGGCTTCTCTTCGCCAGCCTTGTCCCAGCCGGGCGATTTGCTGGCCGTAGCGTGTCGTTTGAACCATGCCGCCATCTCGATCACGTGGTCTTCGGTCAGTGACTCGCGGGCGGAAATCTTGCGGGCTCTTGCCACGGTCTCCGGCTTGAGTCCGTCACCGGATCGGCCAGCCTCGTGCAGCCGCAGCCCCTCGCGGGCAGCCGATGCCATGCCTGCCGAGGGCCTGGTACTGATCCCGTTGGCTCGCTCCTCAGCCAGTGTCAGCCGGGCGAAGTGTGCCTCCAGTGGATCACCCGTCAGCATCGCCGCAGCCTTCGCCTTGGCCAGAGAACGCAACGCCATCTCGGTAGCCTGATAGGCCGGATAGGTCACAGCCGACACGTCGAACAAGTCCACGTTGTGCAGCTCGCGGACCTGCCGATCTCCTTCCTGCCTCCAGATGTCGCTCTTGGTCGTGAACCCCATCGACATTTGATCCATGTCACCCCTGCGGATCTTCGGCACCAGTGCCTGAACGTCGGGGTCTGTCGGGTCGAGGTCTGCCTCCATCTTTAATCCCCGCTGATCCTCCGCCAGTCGCAAGGTGCCGGACTTCGTGCGGGCCAGTGGCGTGCCGTCGTGATTCACCAAGAACCGCACGTCGGCACCGCTTGCCAGCGAACGGGTGAACGCACCGGGCCGGATGATCTCGACGAACCCGCCGAGGTCTTGAGAGAGTGAATTGAACACCGCGGCATAGCCTCTCAGCGTCACCTTGCCATCGGGCTCAGACCGCAACTCAATCTCCGCGCACGCTCTGTACTCTCGATCGCTCATCGCACAACCTCCCGGGCGAATTCGGTCGCCCTCCGTGCATCCCACCGGGACACAACTGATTCGACGCTCTCCGGCAGCCTGTCCGCCGACACCTCGCACGCTGTCAACAGGGCTTGTCGGGACTGCTCGACGTGACGCCGCACGATCTCAGCCGCATCGAGAGACTGCCGCAAATGCAACCCCAACGCTCTCACGGTCGGGCCGATCGCCTGCTCCAGTGTGGCCGCGTGCTCGGCGTAGAACGTGTCCAGCCACCCGAGGAACTCGCCGGGCTTGTTGGCCGCACGGCTCGCCGCGTTCCTCTCCTTGCTCAGCAGCCGGGTGAGGTCGTTTTCCAAGATGCTCCGCAGCGCATCGCCGAGGTCTGGGGAATCATCCACCTCCGCCTGTGCAACGCTCGTTGCTCCAACCGCCGGTGTCTGGCTCGCAGTCATGGCGGTAGTAATAGGCACCATGTTCCCGTTGACCAGATAGGCGTCACCGTCGTCGCTTGGTATCGGGTTCATTCCTTCGCGGTCCCTGATCTCGTT